ACCATGAGCAGGTCCCAGCCCTCGTCGAGGATGTCGCGGGCGTCACCCTGGTAGTGGTGGTTCGAGCCGTCCTCGGCCGGCAGCAGGTCGGCGGACCATGCATCGTGACCCAGCGCGGTGAACGCCCGGCGGACAGTACCGGAGAACTCGCAAGCAACGAGGACACGCAGCGGCTTGTTGGTCGTCATGTCGAAGTATCCCTGAATGGGTTGCGGGTGTAGTGTAACGAAGTAACCCAAGCCACACCATATTGATATGGCTTGGTGTAGTACTAACGGATTACTGGCTACTGGGGCGGATAGCACTCGTCGAGTACGATGCGTTCGAGCCCGTGATGCTCCGCGATATAACGCAGCTCGCGTTCCCAGCTCTGCACCTCGTGGCAGTCATGGACCGTCTGCAGCTCGCGAAGCAGGTGGCGGTGCGGATAGATGCGGTCGGGGACGAGGTGGTTGGCGTAGAGCGAGGACACCGGCACGGTGAGGTAGTGCTTGTCCATGCTCCGGCACTCGTCATCGGTGAGGAGCGCGCCGACCGCGCAGGCCTTGGTGAAGTCGCCGTTGCGGTAGGCGCAGCCGACCGGATCGACGTCGTCCTCGGTCTCGGCGGGCCGGCATTTGGAGCCCTGCGCAGCGAGGTGGCGGACAGCCGCGTCGAAGACCTGCTGCTCGGTCGGGTTGGCGATGGTCGGATCGAGGGTGGGGGTCATGAGCGGGCTTGCTCCAGTTCCTGGGCGCGGGCGAGGACGCGGAGGACATCCGCGTGGGTGGTGTCGGGGTGGTCGTTGAAGGCGGCGATCGAGATGCCGATCCCGTCCGAGGGGACGCCCCGCTCGGGGAACAGCTCGGTGACCGCGCCGCGCAGGGCGATGAAGGACGCCGCCGAGGCCTCGTCCTTCGTGACGTGGTAGACCGCGCCTTCGAGGCACCAGCAAGCGGCCCCCTTGGTGTAGGGCCCGATCACGCGGCCGGTCTTGGTGCGGGCGAAGGCCCGCTGGGTCCAGTGCTCCTCCTCGGCGAGGAGCTTGGTGATGGACAGGATCATGCGATGCTCCTGGCGTGGCGGATGACGTCGAGTACGTCCTCCAGCGTGGTGTCGGGATGGTCGTTGAACTGGGCGACGCGGGGCCCGGAGCTGTAGGCTCCTCCGACCCGCGTCGGGAACAGGGTGTAGGCGGCCGAGGCCAGCCGGTTGCGGACGTCGCGGTTCAGGATATCCCCGGCCGGCACGTCCGGGCCGAGGATGTGGGTCTTGGCGCCGAGCAGGCAGAAGCAGGTCGCGCTGTCGGCGTGCGGCGAGATATCGCCCGAGGCGTCGGGCTTGGTGCGGGCCATCTCGCCCTTGGTCCAGCGCTCGGGCTTGCTGAGCAGGCTCTCCATGCGGGTCAGGATGACGGCGGTGCTACGGGCCATAGGACTGGGCCTTGGTGAGGACGGCCAGCACGTCGGCGTGCGTGGTGTCGGGGTGGTCGTTGAAGCTCACGATGGCGCTGATGCGGTTCTCGCTGACCCGATCGGGGAACAGCTCGCGGATCGCGCGGTGAAGGGCGTGAGTGGTCGCTATGGTGGAGGTGGCACCAAGATCGTGACGCACGCGGGCGCGGGCACCGGTGAGGCAGAAGCAGGTCGCATCGGGGCTCCTCTCGTCGACCGTCTCGACCTCACCGGTCTTGGTGCGGATGCCGGCCGAGGCGTGCTTGGTCCAGGCGTCGGGCTCCGCGAGGAGCCCGAGCATGCCGGCGATGATGGGATTGGTGTCAGTCATGGTGGATGGCTCCATCTCGGCCCCGGTAGAGGCTGGTCTCGGGAAAGCGCTTGCACGCGGCGGTGAGGGTGGTCGCGGCGGGCTCCAGCCAGTCGCCATCCCAGAAGCCGGCACCGTGCCCGTTGCGGGTGAGCCAGAAATCGTGGCCGGCCTGGGTCAGCATATCGCCCGGCTTGGTCAGGTTCTCGTGGATCAGAAGGTCTTCGTTGCGGCGCTTGAACTGCGCGCAGTCGATGACCATGCGGGCCAGCGTCTCGGGCGCCAGCTGCTCGAAGGAGCAGGTGCTCTCCTCGCCGATCTCGTGTTCCTCCGTCCCGGTGGACGTGAAGAACGCGGCCTCGATATAGGCCTGGGTGAAGGCGTCCAGCTTCTGGAAGACGGGCGACTGCGTGCCGTTCAGCTTGAACTCAGGCATGGTAGAAGTATCCATATCAATATGGTTGGTAGAGCTGGCGGGAGTGCCAGCTCTGGGGCTTGGGCGTGGTGTAGTTACTCGTCGTTCACCAGCCACGGGTCTTCGATATTACCTGCGAGGAAGCGATCGATAGCTCTGACTGCGTTCTCGCGTTTGCGTCCTTCGTAACTGGACTGGTAATCGAAGAACAGCTTGTGGAGCGAACCGTACCTGATACCTACGAAGGTGCGTCCGTCAGGGTTATGTAGTCCTGCCTTCTCCAGCTCGTTCTCGATTATATCCTCGTTCGACATGTCGACCTGCTGCTTGGTCGGCTCGTCACCGACCTTGAGCTTGATCAGACCTGCGAGATACATCTCCATCGAGCCACCGATACAGCAGCTGGTGCCGCACGCGGTGAGCGGCGGGATGTGGGGATCGTCATAGCCGTCGCTTTCCATGTCGAGCCCGCCCCAGCTGTGCATCTCGAACCACATCCAGGCCGGGAGGTTGGTGTCCGCGATCGTCGGATCGAGGGCGTCACGCACCCAGAGCAGGGCTTCGAGGATGCGCGGGGTGATGCGAAGTTCTTCGGCGGTCAGGCGCGTGCCGGTCATAGTCTTGGTCTCCATATCAATATGGTTGTGGAATGTCGTGGGGACGTGGTGAGGCTAGATAGCCTCACTGTCGACCATGTCGCGTGCGTAGTCACCCAGAGCCCAAGTCGGAATGAGCCACGGGTTCCAGCGATTACCTGCGAGGAACCGGTCGATTGCTGCCACGGCCTCGGCCGGGGTGGGTTCGTGGTCAGCGCACTTCTCGCCGGTCCTGTAATCGACTTGGCCCGTCATCGGGTAGTCGAAGAACAACTGGCAGAGCGGGTTGTCCCGGGCGTTCGCGCCGAGGCCGTGATGGTGCTGGATGTCCTTCATGCGCCAGGCCAGGGCCTCGGTCAGGGGCTCGTCCTCATCGCACTCGGTGAGGCCGGCGATCCACATCTGCATCGAACCGCCGATGCAGAAGGCCGTGCCGCACTCGCCGAGCGTGGTGTAGCCGTGGCGGATATCGCAGGGCTCGGGTGCGCCCCAGCGATCCATGTCGAACTCCATCCAGCCTGGGAGAGTGCCGAGGTTATCGAGCCTGTCACGCACCCAGATCAGGGCGTTATAGGCGGTCTCGGTGATTTGCAGTTCACTGTGCGTAAGACGTGCGGTCATGTCGAAGTCTCCATATCAATATGGTTAGTATTCGGGACGTGGTGTACTAGGCGGTCACGCCCAGGATGCGGTACTCGCCGCCGGCACGGGGGCGGGCGGGCAGGTCGCGATAGGCGTCCGCATAGGTGATGTGCTCGGAGCAGGTCGACCAATGCCGTTCGCCCGACGTGCGATACTGGACGATCCAGCTCGCGAAGGTCGGCTCCGGGATCGGGGTCAGGCGCGCGGTGGCGGCCTCGATCAGGTCGCGGGCTCGGGCGCTCTCGACCGCCGTGTTCGCGGTGACGTCGAGGAGCGTCTTGAGGAGCCGGGCGGGAGTAAGCTCGGGGAGCGTATTCGCGCCAGTGCAGACGCTGCGCACCGCGACGACGATTGCGTCCGCAGCACACGCCCCAAGACATGGAATGTTGGCGCTGGTCCTCGGAAGGGCGTCGAAAGCAAGGAGCAACTTGTGTTCTGCAACAGTGGTCATCATCTTTGTCCTCAATGCTTGGCTTGGTGTGGTGGGGACTACCATATCAGTATGGTAGATCTGATCGTGGACGGACTTCGGGCTGTCAAAGCTATTCGTCATTGGCGTCGTCCCAGATAACGTACTCGCGCCAGACTTCGTCCGTGATGCGTTCTTCGGTTAGCCCGCACTCCTGCGCGGCCAGCTCCTTGGACATGGAGCCCGAAGGACGAATACGCTTTAAAACTGCGAGCACGTCAATAGGCTTGCGTACTCGCGGGTTAATCGGATCGTCGAACCGCACCGCGCCGGGGAGTGGTGTCGCGTGGTAGGGCGACACGCAGGTCGGGTTCTTGCAGCGCTCCAGCTTCGGCACGCGGGTGTAGGCTGTGCGGGTGAGCAGGGCGTAGATCGCGCGGTTGGCGGGGACCGGGTATCCCATCTCCTGGAGGTGGACCATCGGGGTGGCCTTCTCGGGCGAGATCGAGCCATACGACCGGCCCTCGTCCGCGTTCTCGCGGCGGCCCCCGCCCCGGTAGCGGCGCGAGGCTGGGCGGGTGTAGCCGGTCCATTCCCAACACGCGGTGCGTTCTTCCTCGGGCTTGAAGGGGCGGATTTTGCGCTGGATGAAGCGCGAGAGGGTGTCGAAGGCGGAAAAGCGCATGTCAGTCTCCTTGGAGGAGGCGGGCGGCCTCCTCGATCGTGTCGCGGGTTCCGAGGCGCACCCCGGCACGCATCGCGTAGAAGCGCGAGCCCGTGGGATAGACACCCCGATGGCCCGTGGACGCGGTGCGGGGCGCCCAGTTGTCCCGGCGCAGGTTCGCGTGGTCGCCGTCGAGCGGGCTTATGGGGTGAGCGGGCAGCTCGCGGTAGTTCATGAACCAAGCGAGGTGCGAGCGCTGGTAGCGCTTGCCGTCGATCCCCACGGACGCGCCCTTTACGGGCGTGCCCGGCAGGCAGGGGCCGAGCTTGGCTCGCCAGGTCATGGCCCCGGTGTGCGGGTCGTAGGCGATCACGTCGCGGATGCGGTCGGTCACGGGATGCCCTCTCGGAAATAGGAAGGTTTTCGGACGTGGTGGAGAGGCGAAAACGACACCTCAAAATTCTAGCAGTCGAACGATCCTGATCGCCCTATAAAAAAACACGATCCTAAAAAAATGGGACGTTTACATCCCATTTTTTTAGGACTTAGATTTCTGACTACCTCACCAACTCCGTTCGACTGCTTCTTTTTCCTCTTTCACCACGACCTCCAAAAAGAGAAAGAAAAGAAGGAGTTATGAGGCGCGAACCCGACTTGTCCACCACAACGCGGTACTAGACGCGTGCTAGGAAAATGAGAACAGGTCGGAACCCCCTTTGCACAAGTTTTAATCAGGGCACTGTTGCACATTTATCAAAATGTCACAGTGTTGCAGGAATGAGACGGTTTTTCCGACCCCCCATTCCTAGCACGCGTCTAGTACTACGCGTCTCTCACGGGAGCAACATTTCGCCCAGCGCGCAGTAAATATACAACACCAAAATTGGACCTATAATCCTAAACATTGCCCACTCCAGACTTGACGAAACGACGCTTGGGCTCGACGAACCGCTCGCCGGCCTTGCCCATACCGTGCATGCCGCCGCCGCGTTCGTGGACGTGGGCGGACGCACGCTGCATACCCTCGACGATGCGCGTCTGCTTGAGCGCACGCTGGTACTGGCACACCAAGGCGTGCTCTGCGGGCGTGCGATCGGCGGGGGCCATGGCCACCAAGCGGTGGATAGCAGCACGCGCGGCGTTCAGATTGAAGTGCGTGTCGGGCACGAGGTGCCGAACGGCCTGAAGGCCGAGAACGTATTCAGGATTTGCATGAGCCATATTGATATGGTCCAAAGGTTGGTCCGGAAACCGGAAGGTCGCGGAAATAAGGAGCTACACCAAGTCTTGGTGTAGCACCATATTGATATGGTCACGAATACTGCGAACACAGTATAGCGGCTACACCAAGACTGAGGCTTGGTGTATTGCGTGACCATATCAATATGGTGTGATGCGCGAAGGACACACCCCGGGCCGGAGCCCGGGGCGTGGTGTGCGGCTTAGGCCGCCAGCGCAGCGCTGGAGTTGGGGTGGACTTCGGCGTCATCGGCGAGCACGCCAACGACCGGCGCGGGGGCGTTGTCGGCAAGGGCCTGGAAGGCCGCGAGCTTGGTCGACAGGGCGGCCTGGAGGGCCAGCAGGCCAGCCATATCGGATATGCCTGCGAGGCCCTTCATGGCCACATCCAGGGCATTGGCTCGCGCCTCATCCTCCACCAGGGTGGAGCGCGTCACCGGGGCCATGGCCACGGCCTTGGAGAACAGGCCGGTCGGGCCAGCGACGGGCTTCGGCTTGGCAGCCGCCTTAAGGGCCCGGTCGAACGGGGCCAGCCCCGGCTGCTTGGTCCAGGCCCGGATATCGGACCCGGAATGCATACCGTTGGCCACGAGCACGCCTTGCACCACGGCCACGGCATCGGCCGCGTCAAGCTCCACCAAGCCCGTGAACCAAGCCTCATCGCCGCACATCTTGGCGAGCTTGTCACCGGCCTCGAACATGGGCTTGAGGTAGCTCTCAATCGTGTTCTTGTTGATGCCCTGGTGGAGGGCTTGCGCCTTGAACTCGGCGCGGGCTGCATCAACGCTGATGCTCCCGTCACCGAAGTGGCCCACGCAAATGGACAGGGTCACGCACCCCGACCACGTCGACATGAGGATATCCTCAAGGTTCACGAACTGGGAGAGGGTGTAGTCGAGGACAGCAGCAACGTTGAGCATGACTAAGTAATCCCTAGAGTGGGTTGCTACCATATTGATATGGTAGCTAGTGGAAGGTGCCATATTGATATGGCTGGCAGGGAGAAGACATAGCTCCGCCCCGGGCCTAGGGCGGGGCTAGGGCCTGGTGGCCGCCCCGGCCCAAGGCCGTACATACACACTACACGAACCTAGCAACGGCACAACACAAATATTCTGTAGGAATAAGTATTCATCTCAAGAAATACTTTGCTTCATGAGCGCAGCTCGATGTCAAGGGATGGGTGGGGGTTTTTCTGAGTTATCCACCGGCCCAACACAACACTAAGTCATCTCTATATTTTCTAAATTTTTAGTTTTTACTGTGCTATTACCTCACCCGCAGTCTACACCACGCCCTGCTGCTACACCACGTCTTTGGCAGCTGACCGACTGCTACACCACGTCTTTGGCAGCGGACCTACCGCAGGACGCGGATCTGCCCCTTGATCTTCTGTCGGAAGATGGGTAATAGCACCTCACCAACAGGAGCAGGACCGATGGCCAAGCACACCCTCGACGACATCAAGAAGAACTTCCCCGTGGGCAAGCCCGTGGTGATCGACGTGAACCGGGGCGCCAACCGCCGCTCGATCAAGGCCGAAGTGATCGGCCATCGCCAGACCGGCGTCTACCTGTTCATCGACACCCGCGACGGGGACAGGATCGAGCGCTCGGTGCGCCCCGGCAGCCTGAAGGCCGCGTGACGGGTCTTCTTCTTGACATCTGTCGCGGTGAACCGTAGACAAATGCCACGCGTGCCCTCGCGTTCTTGAAGCCCAAGTGGAAAAGCCCCCGGGACGCCAGACCCCGGGGGTTTTTCTATGCGAAGCTTATAAAATCATAGAAAAAGCGCAGAAATCCGAAGATTTCCACGCTTTTTCGCCTAAAAACCGAATAATTCGGGCCGAAATCGACCGTTATTTGTCGGTTTTGGAGGCCGAAGCGGCCTTTTCCGGAGCCTTTTCGGGCGGCGAAAGGACCTTCGAGAACTCCTCGAAGCCCGGCTGATCGGCCTTGAGAACGCGGGGACCACTGTCCCCCTCCAGCACGAAGCGGATTTCGCCGCCGTCCTGGGTGTACGCGACCGCCTGCTTGGTCTCCTCGGACGCGAGATCCGTGACCATGAGGAGGCCCTTGTCGAACTTCGCCTTCCAGCGGGGGTCGCCGGCCGCTTCCAGCTCGTGTGCGTGACGTGGTGCCATGAGTTTTCTCCAGCTCTACACCAGCGCCCGGGGTGGGAGCTGGACCGAGAAGTTCTGTATCAGCCTCGGAGCCCGGCTTCCAGCATGACCCGGACGATCCGACCATCGACGAGCTGGCCGGCGTCGGCCCCAGCGTCCTGTGCCCGCCGGATCATGTCGTCGGTGATCCGCACCCCGCCCGTGGGCAGGATACCGGCCTGCCGCTCGTCAACCCGGCCCACCGTGGCGCCCAAGAGGGCCGCCCCGCCGTTCCGCGAGTGGAGCACGGCCTGGCCATCGCCGCCGGCTGCCACGCCCTGCGCGACGCGCGCATCGTCGGGGCCGGCCGCCGCGACGCCGGTGCTGTCCACCACGGTGGTGCGGGTGTCGCCCACCGGGTCCGGGGCTACGACGCTATCGTGTGCCATCATGGGTATCTTCCTTCTTCTGCTCGTGGTGGCGTGTGAACACCCGCACCGCCTCGGTGACGCGCTCGCGCACGATCTGCTCCACTACATCCCTCAACGCGCCGATGGCGAAGAAGGGTCGGAAATGCTCGGCGGCCCGCCACTGATGCTCGGGGGTCACGCTGCCGGCGGCCACGATGTTGGTGAACGGCAGCAGGGTCCAGGTGATCCGATCGGTGATCTCGTCCGTCAGGGCATCGAGCACGGCCCCGGGCGCGGCCGGCTTGATCAGCCCGACGAGCGACGGGGCCGTATTCTCCACCGAGCCCAAGCGGGCTTCCATGGGAGCCAGCAGGGCCGGCGGCGGTTCGGCCTCCAGCCAGCGCGGCACATGCGGCCGGTCGGCCCACATCGTCCCGCCTGGGGTCGCGGCCCGCATGCGGGACAGCATCGCGTCCTGGGGCTGGGTCGCCACCGGCATCCGGGCCTCGACGGGGAAGTGCGGGAAGATGCTGTCACCGGGTGCTGGCATGGAAGCCTCCAAAGAACTCGTCCGAATACTGCAGGTTCTCGACCTGCGAGGTGCAGTAGTTGCCGACCGGGACGTCATCCCGATACGGGTTCTCGACCCGAGCCGAGAGCAGGAAGTCGCGCACCGAGACCGGAGGCAGCTCGACCACGGCCCGCTCCTGCGGCGCGAAGATCAGCCGATTGATGCCGTACTTCCGGCGCTCCTCCTGCTCGACCCGGTAGGCCCACTCCTCGAAGGTCGGCCAGGAGAAGTCCACCTCCACCACCTCGGCCGTCCGTCGCTGGCCTCCGAGCACGAGCTTGTTGAAGGCCACCGCGACCTCGCGCTCCCGCTCCTCCTGCTCCCGGCGGGGCCGGGACTTGCGGATGACCTGCGCGTTGCGCTGAACCTTGCCCCCAGTCCTCTTGATGCCGATGCCCATGTCCTGCGTCTCCACCCTCACGCCGCGCCAGATGTCTCGTTTCACGAGGCCTTCCTCATATTCAGCGTCAGGTGCCTGTAAATCTTGAGGGGCAGACCGTTGGCAGCCGTCAGCTTCTCGTACTTAAAGCCGAAGTTGCCCTGGAGTTGCAAGAGCCTTTTTTCGAATACCTTCGAGCTGACCGGGGAGACGCCTCCGGCGATGGCGAAGCTCTTGTACTGCTGAAACAGGGGCTCCGAGTACGAGAAATTACTGTGATCGGCGATGCCGTGATGGGCATCCGGGCCCACCACGATGTTGCCCTGGTCGATGAAGGTGGCGAGGAAATCGCGCACCGAGTTCAGCTCGTTCTCCAGAGCCTCGCGCTGCTCCTGCGAGGACGGCGGATCGGTCAGGCGGAAGTTGTCCTCGCGCAGGCCCCACATGGCCCCGACCGCCCAGGCGGCGATGGCCTCGCGCTCCTCGGCGACGACGAGCTTGTCGTAGTTCAGGATCTTCCGGTTCTTCGGGAAGGCCCGCAGGAAGGTCAGGAACAGCCAGCGGCGGGTGAAGCCCTCGGTGCTGTCGTCCGACTTCGGGGTGTGGTTCGAGGCGAACCAGTGCGCGCACTCGGGCCGGAAGTTGAAGGCCGGCTTGTTCTTGTCCTGCGCGTTGATCACCGCGCCGTCCACGATGAGCTTGAACGGGGCCGAGGCGATCTTCTTGGTCTCGGACAGCTCGCCCGCGAAGTTCAGGAGCTTGCCGGCCAGCATGTGCGGGCCGAACTTCTCGCCCCACATCTCGGGCGGCACGGAGACCGAGGCCTCCTTCGGCATCAGGGCCTGCACGATCTCCATGATCCGGGACTTGCCCGAGCCGGCCACGCCGTAGAGGCAGACCACGGTCTGGGCATCCGTCATCATGCCGAACAGGGTCATGCAGATTGCCTCGCGCAGCGCCTGCACCTTCTCGACGTAGTCGTGGTCATTGCCCCAGTAGTCCGACAGCATCTGGAACCATCGTGTCGCACCTTCAGCCTTCTCGGGCTCGTAGGCATACGGCAACACGTAAGTCATCCCGTAGTCGGGATGATGCAGCTTCATCTCCATGTCTTCCGTGAGGAAGCCATTGATGAAGTTAATACCTTTGACGTAGGTCTTTTTCAGGTCGTCGCGGGTGATCGTCTTGATGGTGCGAAGGATGCCGCCGTGATCCGAGGACTTCGCACCGGCCCGCATCGAGCCGTAGTTCTCGACGATGTGCTTCAGGACTTCGGCTTCGTTCAGCTCGGTCCACCGATCCCCGGTCCAATGCCAGAGCGTTTCGAAGCAGTACCGGATCTCGCCGTGCAGCTCGACGAGATCCTTGACGACCTCCTGGGCGATCTCGGCGTGGTTGAGCCCCGCGATCGGACCTTGTCGCATCGCCGCGAGCTGCCGGCGGATCGCGGCGACGGTGAGCCGGCGGCCGGAGGCGTCGGCCATGAACTTGATGAGCGCGTCCTCCTCCATCGGATGGGCGCGCAGGTCCGGGTTGTCGATCATCTTCTCAAGGACGTTCCGCACGACCTTGTTGAACTGCTCGGTGCTCTCGCGGACGCCGGCCTTCTCGATGTGGGCCTTGAAGTAGTCGTGGAGCTGACCGGCGTCCTGCAGCTCCTTGTCGGGATCGAAGATGTCGAGGCCCCAGTCCCGGCGCTGGTCCGGGGTCAGGCCCTCGTCCCATCCCTTCGGCAGCGGGCGCCCCTTCGGGCCGGTGACGTCGCGGATCAGGAACTCGATGAGCCGGTCGGGCCCCTTGCCGGCATCGACGTTGTCGCCGTGGACCTTCTCGGTCAGGTTCTCGGCCGCCGCGATGATCTGCCCGAGCGCTTCGATCAGGGTCTTCTCACCCTTCAGCACGTCCCGCGCGAACAGGCCGGCGAGCGAGACGATCCGGTTGTCGCGGTTGCCCAGCGAGATCCGGTTCGAGACCGCCCCGTGCCCGGGGTTGCCCAGCTTCACCCCGGCCCGGGTCAGCTCGTCGCGCAGACGCGCTTCCGTGTTGGCCGGGAGCGGCACCACCTGATCCAGCACGTCCCACAGGTTCGCGTTGGCGCGGTAGGGCTGGGCGGTGTCGGGATGGATCGAGGGAGGCAGCACGATCTGTGAGCCGGCGCTCAACATCTCGATGACGGAGTTCGACTTGCCTTCACTATCGATATACTTGAGACGGATGATCTTCTGTCCGTCGTGCCGGTAGACCAGCACCTTGCCCTTTTTGCCCACGCGCACCCACGGGGAGGGCGGCAGCACGCGATCGAAGATCGCCATGAGCTTCGGGTCGTCGGTATCGATGTCGATGGCGATGAGCCCCGACTGCGGCCCGAGCGGGAGACCGATGTTGGAGTGCGGATAGGTCCGCTCCCAGTACATCTTCTCGACCTCGGACGGCATCCGGTTCTGGAGCGACTGCCAGTTCTGCAGGACCGGCTCCTTGCCGGTCGGCTTGCCGAGCCGCGCGCCCGTGCCCCCGTCCGGGGAGTAGGCCTTGAGCGGCATCGCCGGGAGACCGGCGTCCCAGTACTTCTTGCAGTTGTCCTTGAAAATATTCTGGAAACGAGCCGTGTCGTCGGTCATTTAGCGTGCCCTCTGTCTGACCGATCAAGGTATGATCATGTCAATGATGTCCGATGCCACAAGTACTCCAAGAGTAACGATGGCGAATAGTAAGGCCAGTTTAATGAGGTCCATCACCCCCATGTTCGTCTCGGTTGTCATCAGTCTCGATCCCCGCTGCGCGTAGCTTCTTCTTCAACTCGAAGATCTGGTCCTTGCTCATGACCTGCTCCATCGCAGTGAGTACGATGCGCTGGAACTCGATCATTGCCTTGGAGCCTTGGGCCTTCTCCTTCAGACCGAGATAGCGGTCGACGAGGTTGCCGTAGTTCTTGAGCCAGTCCATCCGTTCCTTGACGTCCGCGCCATCGCGGTCCATCTCGGTCGTGATCTTCTTCATCAGGTTGATGGCCGCCTGGATCTCCTCGATCAGGCTGTCGGTCGCCTCGGTCTGGGTCTGACCCTCGCTGAAGGTCGCCTCCACCGAAGCAACCACGGCCTCCCGACTGACCAGCCGGCGCAACTGCTCCCGCAATTCGGCCGGATAAGGGCAGCGCTCGTCGGCGAGATACCCGGGGTCTACCTCCATCTGGAGCGCGATTGCCTTCAGCTGGAGACCAAGACTGGGCTCCAGACGTGGGAAGGTTCGCTCGCTCATGGAAGTTTGCTCAGCTGCCTGTTATAGACCGGGGATCGGGTCCTACCCCATGTTGGGCCCGGCGTCGATGATCTTCTTCATCCGAGGGCTCGCCACATGACGATCCACACCGACCACAGCACCTTCGCTCAGCACGAACCCCATGTCGACCCGGCACCCGGCAAGGTCTGGGTCCTCGTCGAACCCGCCCCCGCGCGTACCGGAGTGAGCTGCTGGTTCCTCGGGGTCGTGGACGGCGAGATCCGCCGGATGGCCGGCCCGAACCTACCGGTCGAGGCCATCATGGTCGCCCGGCCGCAGGACGCCGACACCGTGGCCGGGCTCCTCGGGCTGCCGCGTGACAGCTGGTCCGCCGTGCAGATGGACGCGCCCGGACTATGATCCACGCGCTGAACCCGCACCTCGTCGGCTTCCTCCGGGGTCTCGACGAGCGCTTCCCGGACGACAGCACCGTGATGACCATGGCCGAATGGGTCATGTCCAACACGCACCTCCGGCAGCGGCCCTTCTCCTTCAAGGGGTTCGAGTTCCAGCGCCAGATCCTGAACGACATGCACCCCGATCTGTCGTGCATGAAGCTGTCCCAGATCGGCCTCACCGAGATCCAGATCCGGAAGTTCTTCGCCTTCCTGAAGCGCAACCCGGGCACGTCGGGCATCTTCTCGATGCCCGACCTCGCGATGCGGGACAAGCTCTCGCAGACCCGCATCAAGGTGCTCATCGAGAACGAGGCCGTCTTCAACGGGCCGCTGATCGCCAAGCCCGTCCGGAAGAAGGAGATCTACCAGGTCGACGAGAGCTTCGGCTACATCACGGGCACCACCGAGGGCGAGGCCACCTCGCTCGTCGCCGACGTGCTCATGGAGGACGAGGTCGATCTCGCCGACCAAGGCATGCGCGCCCTGTTCCAGTCCCGCCTCCAGGGCTCGGTCCACAAGCTGAACCAGAAGTTCTCGACCCCGAGCTACCGGGGCTACGGGATCGACGCCTCGTTCACCGCGTCGGACCAGCACGAGTGGCAGATCAAATGCGTCTGCGGCCACCGGCAGATCCCGCACTTCCATCCCCGCTTCCTCTATCTGCCCGGGCTGCCCAAGAGCGTCGAGGACGCGGACGGGCTGGCCCGGCTGACCACCGAGCAGGTCGAGCATCTGGATCTGGAGAGCGCCTACGTCCGGTGCGAGAGCTGCGACCGGCCGCTCGATCTCGCCGAGGGCGACCGCGAGTGGGTGCCGAAGTACCCGAGCCGGCGCTCGCGCGGCTACCGGGTCCGCCCGTTCTCGATCGCGACCATCACCATCCCCTACATCTTCAAGCAGCTCGCGACCTACCAGCGGGCCGACAACGTGAAGGGCTGGTGGAATACGGTCATCGGCGAGCCGTACAACGACAGTAATGCCCGTATCTCGGAGGAAGACCTCGACCACTGTATGACGCCCATGCCGATCGACATGAAGTCATACACCGGCTACGGCGATTTATTCCTGGGCTGTGACGTCGGTCAGACCTGTCACGTCGTCATCGGACGACGCGATAGACTGCTTGAGTTCAAGCAGGTGCCCCAGAACGAGATCGTCGATTTCATTCGGAAGCGCGTCGAGGACTACGGGATCGTCCAAGGTGGCATCGATATGTACCCCTACACCCCGACCGCCGAGGCGATCCGGGACGCGACCCACGGCATCATCATGCCGATGGCCTACGCCACGACGCCGAAGGCGCCCGTGGTCACCGAGAAGCGCGACGAGTTCGAGACCGTCACGAACTACGTCATCAACCGCACCGCCGCGATCGACCTCGTCGCGAAGCAGTGCCGGAACCGGACGTGGCAGATCGCGGGCTACGACCCGTTCAAGACCCTGGTCAAGACCCACTTCCGCGACATGATCCGCATCGAGAGCCCGGATACCGCCCCCGTCTGGAACAAGATGAACGGGGACGACCACTTCCTGCACGCCGCTGCGCTCCAGCAAACCGCCGTCCGCATCCGCGCCGGCGTCGAGTATTCATCCGATCAACGCTCTGCTGTATTTATGATGGGCGGGGTTCGTCTTCAAAGCGACCCCAAAGCATCGATCTACCGAGGAGCCGAACACGCTGGAGTTCTAGGCAGTGGCCGATAATCTCACCTCGAAGCTTCTCTCGATCGTCCCCTTCACCAAGAAGGCGAAGGCCGGCGGAACCACGGCCACGCCGACCTACAACCCGGCGCAGGGGGACCAGATCCTCACCGTGCCCCAGTACCGGGAGCATCAGGACGACCTGTTCACCGCCCGCAACGCGGAGAACTCGCAGTCCCTGATGCGGACGCTGTTCGAGCACGACCCGGACGTCTCGGGGACCGTGAACGGCTACCTCACCCTAGCTGACACCCAGATGATCGCCTTCGTCGAGGATCTGAACGGGCAGGTCGACCTCGACAAGAGCCGCGAGCTGCAGCAGCTGATCACCAAGTTCTCGTTCCAGACCGACTACACGCTGGGCTACCAGATGAAGTCGATCCTCGACCGTAAGAACGAGGAGGCCCGGTACTACGCGCTGCTGCGCGGGACGATTGCTGCTGAGATCATCTTCGACAAGGCCGGCATCCCGGACGACATCCGGCTCATCGACGCCGCGTCGCTGCGCTGGAAGGAGACCAAGCCCGGGGTCTACAAGCCGTTTCAGGTGGTGCCGGGCCAGTCGGATCCGACCCCGATCGACACCCCGGCCTTCTTCACCGGCTTCTTCCGCCGGTCGCCCGTGTCGCCCTACACCGTGTCGCCGTTCGTCTCCGCGATCAACACCATCGCCGCCCGGCAGCAGGTCATCAACGACCTCTACCGGATCATGCGCGCGACGGGGTACCCGCGTATCGAGATCACGGTCATGGAGGAAATCCTCCTGAAGAACCTGCCGGCCGCGCTCCGCGCGCCCGACCAGGGCACGGCCCGGCAGCAGTGGGTCAACGACCGCATGGCCGAGATCCAGGCCTCGTTCGACGGCATCGCCGTCGACCAGACCGTGGTCCATCCCGACAGCGTCACCCTCGGCGTCCTGAACAAGGACAAGCCGGGCATGACCCTGAACATCGCCCCGGTCATCGAAGTCCTCAACGCCCAGAACCAAGCAGCCCTCAAGACGATGGGCACCGTTCTGGGTCGCGGCTCGTCCGGTGTCAATACCGGGTCGGTCGAGGCCCGGCTATTCGCTCTGTACGCCGACCAGCTCAACGAGCCGCTGGCCGATATGTACTCACGGATGTTCTCGTTTATCTTGCATCAGGGCGGCTATCAGGGCTTCGCCCGGGTCTATTTCGAGCCCGCCGAGCTGCGCCCGTGGACCGAGCTGGAGCCCCAGCTCACCCTCAAGTCCCAGCGCCTGCGCCAGGATCTGTCGGACGGCATCATCACCGATGCCGAGTACCATCTGCAGGTACACAAGCGGCTGCCGCCCGAGGGCTCGCCCGAGCTGTCGGGCACCGGCTTCATGACCGAGGTCGCCCCGGGCGCGGCAGCGCCCGAGGACGTGAGCCCGAAGACCGACAGCGTCGGCCGCGCGTCGAGCCCCGACCGGACCCGGCAGACAGCCGCCAACGCGCCGAAGCGTAGAAGCGCTGGTAGCCCCCGGCGGTTGGCCGCCAATTCACTGATCAGCTCGGCCCAGGCCTTGATTGGTCGAGGTTCTTAATGGTTAGGAACCTTTTCTAAAAAACCCGTTGCTGATCATTCTTCCTCCGACTATTTGCTTGACACATGGATTGGACTTCCTCCCCATGAAGCAGTTGAAGATTGACGAGGCGCTGACCGCGAAGATCAAGGCGGCGTCCCCTGACATCGACATCACGGCGATCACCGTGTTTGGGGCAGCCGCCCTGAATACTGCCCCGATCCGGCAGAAGCACCCCGTGTTCTTCAAGGGTGTTCACACGGACGCCTACCTGCAGCAGATGCAGGAGATGCTTGCCGCCGAGAGCCGCCCGCTGCAGATCATGCACGGCAGCTCCGATGGCGATCAGCTCCCGGTCGGCCGGGTGTTCCATGGGGAGATCTCGACCGGGACCGGCCCGGGCGGGACCAACGAGCTTCAGACCCTGTTCTGGGTCGACAACACCCATCCCGACCTGATCGCCAAGATCAATTCGGGGACCATCGACCAAGTCTCGGTCGCCGTGCTCGCGAAGCAGGCCCTGTCCAACAAGACCGGGTTCGACTTCATGGGCAAGGACGTCACCTTCGAGAACGTCTACGGCGGCGTCGATGACAAGGGCAACAAGATGGGCGAGGGCGATGCCCACGTCATCATCCCGGCCATCGAGAAGTGGTTCGAGATGAGCCTCGTCGGCCAGGGTGGCGCGGAGGGTGCCAAGATCCTGAGTTCCGGCCAGCTGAAGCTGGCCGCGAGCCATCAGGAGGTTCCCCCGCTCACCTTGAGCCTTGCGATTTCCACCGGCTCGGGACCGAGCCCCACCCCGCCGACCCCCGAGCTGAAGAAGGACGAGTTCGCCATGGAAGCCAAGGATTTCGCCGCCATCGTTGCCGAGAACGCCGGCAAGCTGGCCCTCGCCGAGCAGGCGAAGACCGCCGCCGAGGCCGAGCGCGACGCGCTGAAGGCCCAGGTCACCACGCTGACGAGCGAAGTCGCGACCCTGAAGGGCACCGACACCGCCGCCCAGGTGACCGCCCTCACCGCCGAGAAGACGGACCTGACGACCAAGCTCGCCGCCCAGAAGGCGCTGACCGCGAAGCTCGTCGCCCCGCTGTTCACCCAGCTCGGCAACCCGTCGCAGGCGCTGCCCGAGGACGAGACCGGCGCCCTCAAGATGGTCACGGATGCCATCGACGGGATCAAGGCGCTCGGCGCCCGGCTCTCCGGCGGCATGCCCTTCGCCAACGGCGTCCCCGGCCGCAAGCCGAGCCAGGCCTTCAAGCGCGCGGGCTGATCGGCCCTCGCTCCCGCAACCCTTCAATCGGAGTAGCCGATCATGTCCACCCCGTTCCACAACACCGTCCACCTCCACACGATCAAGAACGAGCACGCCAACCGCACCGTGGTCTTCACCCTGCCCAACGGCATGAAGGCCGCCGACGTGCTCGGCCGCGCTCTGACGGTCGACACCAGCGCGCCCTGCAAGATGAAGCTGGCGGCCGATGGTGATCCGGTCGTGGCCCGCCTGGAGGTCTACGAGGATCGCGGTCTCGCGACCGCGCAGTTCTCCTTCACCGACCTCATCCCGATCAAGGCCGGCTCGGTCGTGAACGTGGGCGACACCGTGGTCGGTGCCGGCGATGGCCTCGTGAAGGCGGCGGCAGCCGCCGACCCGCTGAAGAACTGGGTCGCCGAGATCATCACCAAGAAGGGCGTCGCCTACGCCTCCGTCGTTCGGATGAGCTGAGCCTTCGGGCTCACCTCACCCCCTTTTCTGAACTGGTACGGTTCCGTGCCAACTTAACGGTCACCAAGGAGTACGGGACCAATGCCCGATTTTCTTCGTCTCTCCGAACTCGCCAACAACCGCCGCGCCCCCGAGGTCGTTCTCGCCGGCCTCGTGAACAAGGACGACGAGGACGGTTCCAAGAAGGCCGGCCTCAACCTCGTCGCCAACGCCCGGAAGTACGGCGTGGAGATGCGCGACTACCTGCGCCTCGCCATCGACCCGACCCTGTCCGAGAAGCCGGAGCGCTTCGAGGGCCTGAACGGCTACGAGGCCGCGCTCGCGCTCCTGAACCTGCCGATCGGCGACGACCTCGACAACGGCGTCACCCTCGATCTCGCCTCCGACACCTTCCAGTACAGCCCGGGCACCCGCGCGCTGTTCCCCGAGGTGGTCGACGACGTGATCCGCTCGGCCTCCCGTCAGGTGGACTACGAGACCCTGCCCTCCCTGGTCGGCTCCTCGCGGACGATCAACGGCGTGCAGATGATCTCGACGGTCATCAACGACGAGGACGCCGAAGACGCCAAGGTCATGGGGCCCGTGACCGAGTTCGGCCGCTTCCGCATCGGGACGATCGCGACCAGCGAGAAGTCCGTGAAGATGTATAAGCTGGGCGGCGGCTACCGGACCTCCTACGAGTTCCAGCGCCGCTCCCGCCTGGACCTCCTCACGCCCTACGCCGCCCGCATGATGCGCGAGCTGGAGCTGTCGAAGGTGGGCGTGGCCACGGCCCTGCTCGTCAACGGCGACACCGTCAACCCGGCCGCCAACATCGTGAACCAGTCCTCGTTCAACGACGGGGCCGGGGGCGCGGCGACCAATGGGAAGATCTCCTACAAGCATCTTCTCATGTGGTTCGTGGCCCGCGCGAAGGCCGGCGTCCCGATCGACACCGTGGTCGGCAACTGGGACAGCTACATCCAGTGGCTGTTCATGTTCGCCCTGCCCGTGGCCGGCGCCACGTCGCAGACGGACGCCCAGAACCTCGCCGCAACCGGCTTCCGCATCGGCGGCGTGCCGATCCTGAACGGCCAGATCAACTTCGTGCTCAGCACGACCGCCCCGGCCGGGCAGCTGATCGGTCTGCGCAAGGGCGAGACCCTGGAGCAGCTGACCGAGGCGGGCTCGCTCATCAACGAGAGCGAGCGCTCGATCACCGTCCAGTCGATCACCTACGTCAAGTCGGAGGTCACCGGCTTCCGTCTGGTCTTCGGTGACACCCGCGAGATCTACGACTACAACCACTGATCTCATCGTCAGCCCCCGGAGTAATCCGGGGGCTCCCCCAGTAACGGAGATCGTGAGGTCATGAAGATCCTTGTCGAGACCGCAGGATCGTTTCAGATCCTGTACGCCGAGCAGAACGAACTCGTGCGCCACTACGGCATCACCGTCGTCCAGAAGTCCCAAACCATGACCGAACACATGGCCATGGGTCAGGTTCTGCTGCGCGGACAGGTGAACGACGAGGCGACCGATGAAGAATGGCTGGAGACCCTGGCTGGTTCGGATGGTGACGAGGAGCTGGCTCTGGCCAGTTTCCTGGAGCGCTTCCCCGTGGATGCGGAGAGCGCGCGAAAGGCAGAGCCGGCCAAGGTCGCTCCGTCGACCACCCAGATGGACCACAACAAGGGCCAGAAGGGACGCCGCTCCGCGCCCAACGACACCTTCAAGGAGTGACCTGTGGACGTCCTGGCTTCAACCTCCGTGACCCTGTGGGCCGACTTCGAGGCTCCAGAGGGGTTGGAGATCCCGGACGCCGGCTCTGTCACCTTCACCCTGTATGACGGAACGGGTACCCCACTCTCCGTCACCGCAGGCCTGATGCCGGATGCTGACGCATCCGGCGTCTCCGTTCCGCTTCACGCCACCTTTCAGGTCATCGCCCCGGGCCGCGCCTTCGAGCGCCGCCGGCTGATCGTGAACTGGATGGCCAACGGCCGGTCGCGCTCCACCGAGCAGACCTACCGGGTCGTGCCGCCCCCGCCCTACTCCGTCTCGGCGCACGACGTGCGCTCGTACCTAGGGGTCAGCATCGGCGAGCTGCCGAACCGCGACATCGACCTGTTCTCGGCCTACCTCACCCTCCGGCAGGTTGTCGGCGCCGATCTGCTCGACGCGGCCCTGGCCTCCGGCACCGTTTCCGAGCTGCGCGCGGAGCGCGCGATCGTGCTCACCGCCGCCACCGGCCTCTTTCCCTCGATGCAGTACCGCGTCGCGCAGAAGCGCACGGACGGGAACTACGAGTTCGAGCGGATCAAGGACCCGGCCGCCCTGGACCGGCTGATCGCGGCGACCGCCGAGGAGCTGCTGGCCCTCTCGAACGGGCTCGCCGGGGTCGATGTCACCGTCGCGCTCGCGCCCGCCCTGATCCTGCTGGGCACCAACACCACCGATCCCATCACCGGGGCCGCGCCTGTCGCAGTGGGGGCGTAATGGACCAGCTCCTTGGCCGGATCCAGACCGACAACGAGGTCTGGTGCCGCAAGCTCCCGCCGAAGAACACGCGCTTCCGGGCGACGATGTACCCCGTCTCGCCGACGCAGCTGCCGACGTCGGTGTTCGTGCTGCCGCGCATCGGCATCCGCACGCGCCCGGCCGAGCCGATCGAGGCCGGGGAGCTGTTCCGCGACGCCGCCGGGCGCGTCCTGCTGACCGGCGAGCACGACATCACCTTCGGCCCGATCTCGGCCGGCTCGAAGGTGCTGGCCGCCTTCCAGATGACCGGCCAGTACGAGCTGCGCCGGAGGTCCGCGACCACGACGAACCCGACCACCGGGCTGCCCGAGCAGCTGGACCTGCCGGCCGCCGACCCCGAGCGGGTCTGGGCCAGCATCGAGAGCTTCACCCGGGGCGACGAGGACGCCGGGCTCCGCTTCACCGTGGATCGCCTCCGGATCGTCACCGGCACGCCCTTGGTCGAGGGGGACATGATCGCCGGCAAGACCGTCCGCCGCATCCTGTTCACCCTCGGGATCTACGTCGGCGAGATCCAGTGATGGCGGCCGACTTCGGGCTCACCTTCCGCCTCGTCAACGCCAAGGTCGATCCGGCCGTGGCGGCCGAGCGCGCCGTCGCGATGCTGCGCGAGCAGATCGAGCGGAAGGGGATGGAGCGCGTCGTCCGGGCCATCATCGACAGCCAGAACGAGATCGTCGCCGACATCGCGGCCGACGCCAAGGTCTTCGGCGCGGGGATCGCGCGGGTCATGACCCGGGTCAAGAGCCCGGCCTCCGGCACCACCTCGGTCTCGCTCGACAGCGCGGCCAAGGGCTCGCTCGTGTCGTCGACCGACAGCATGTCCAGCCGGCTGAAGGGGAAGACGACCGTCGAGTGGCAGGCCCTGACCGCCCAGACCATCCGTGCGAAGCAGAACCGGATGCGCGTCCGTAACGGCGGCGGCCGGCGGCCGAAGGGCGGCGACACCTTCTTCGTCGATACCGGCCAGCTCCAGAAGGATCTCCTGACCTACCTCGGGGACGCCTTCGCCGGCCTCATCGATCCCAAGATCGTCGTGACCGAGGGGAAGCGGAAGGTCTCCGTCCGCATCAGCCTGATGTCGACGGCCTCGGGCAGCGCGAAGGCCGGCGTGACCGGCGACAGCTTCCCCGGGGTCAATGCCGGCTCGCCGGCCCGGAACGAGAGCCTGTTCGTGCGCTACCTGAAGCGTGCCGGCGTCCGGGACGACAAGCGGCACCCGCTCGCCTACAAGCTGGAGAACCCGCGCGGGTCGCACCGGCCCTTCCTACAGAACAGCCTTTCGTTTTGGATCGCCAACCGCCTGCCAGTAGTGCTAGAGAAGTCGCTTCGTAAAGCTCTGAGCAAGCGAGTGAAGGCCGCCTGATGTACGAGATCGCTCGCAACTCCACTGTCCGGATGATCACCGATCAGCTTCGTCTCTGGGCGCCGAAGGTCGACTACACCGAGTGGGATGGCCACGCCGAGAACTACAAGCTACCCGAAAAGGATCTCGTCGGCCTGCTCGCGTTCTCATGCACCGAGAACGATCGCTTCCATGACCTGACCTTCGGGATCGCGATCATGACCTTCAACGACCCCAGTCTTGGTCGGTCGACGCGGTACGTGAATGCCTTCTACAACAGGCTATTGGGGCAGTCGACCTACCCGATTTACTCGGCGAACGGCACCTTGGCAGGCTTCAATGCTGTCGTCTTCGACGGCACTTCGGTCAGTCCGATGCAGCGTGTCGACGCGCGTCCGACTGTCGAGATCAACGTTTCGGCCCGACTTACTCGCGTGACGGAGAAGCTTCCGCAGTCGGCGTAGTCTCGCCGCTCAGTTTCCAAAAGAGGTGCATCGTCTTCCTGACGTCTTCGCTCTCACATCCGAGAGCCGTCTCGATCAAGAAGTTGATCTCCCCTGAAATCGGCCTGTGGTTGTTCGCGGCCCGCGCACGCAGGATCTGTTCAATCTCGGGCCGCACCAAAACGGTCATCGGGATCGGCTTCTGTTTGCGTGACATGATCTAGTCCATGAGGTTCCTAATCATTAGGAACTACCTGTTGGACAAAATAGGTCAAGTCCTCATATTGCTGCCGAACCACGACGACCCCTCGACACGGAGAATATCCCATGACCCCCGGTACCGCACAGACGGGTCGTTTCCAGTTCTCGACCGCCACGCTCTGCCTCGCGCCCATGGCCCAGCAGAAGGCGATCAACCCGCAGACCCATTCGGTCGGCCTGATCAAGAACGTCAAGGTCGACGCCACGCCCTCCAAGGTGGACCTCACGCAGGGCCCGATGAACGACGTGGTCGCCACGGTCGTGAACGGCATGCCCATCACCGTGTCCGGTGAGGTGTACGAGTACACCGCGAAGAACCTCGCCTACGGCCTGTCGCTCGACCCGGCCGGCATCGTGGACATGGCCGCGCCCCAGGCAATCACGGGCGCCGTGGCTGCCGGTGCGACGACCTTCACCACGGCGGCGGCCAACGCCTTCGCGGTCGGCGACTGGGGCTACATCCAGGAAGGCCAGGACGACCAGGTCCACGTCTTCAAGGTCTCGGCGGTCGCCGCGAATGCGATCACCTTCGCCGGCTACCCGGTCCCCACCGGCCTGTCCTTCTCGGCGGGCGCCCGCGTCGGCGAGTTCAACAAGATCGACGCCGACCCGTCGAAGGCGAACAACAACTTCGCCGCCCGCATCATCGGCGTCAGCGTCGACAGCAACGTCCCCGTGACCCTGCACTTCCCCAAGGTCCGGATCACCCGTGGCTTCTCGATGGGCTTCTCGGCCGACAACTTCGGCAACATGCCCTTCGAGCTGACCCCGATGGTCCCGCTGCCGACCGACGCCGGCTACGACCCGGACTTCAAGACCCGGATGTCCGCGTTCAGCCGCTGATCTTCTTCCGGAGATCAAGACTAGAGGAGCCCCGGCAGTCGCCGGGGCTTTCTTTTTTCTGAGAAAAAGGCCACATCTGCACCTCCGAATGCAGGGGCAGCCATGACCGCCGACATCACGAAATCTCCACCGACACCGCCGCGCGTCTCCGTCGTGATCGGGGGCGAGGAGCGGGAGCTATACATGAGCTTCGGTCTCCTCAACGAGGTCACCTCCTTGGTTGGCGGGATCGAGGCGGTCCCCAACATCCACTTCGATCCCCGCGTCTCCGCGATGGTCCTCGACACGCTGCTCGCCAAGCGCGACCGACGCGGCCGGATCCTCTGGCCCACCGACGAGGAAGACCCGATCACCCCGATCGACCTGTCGGTCGAGACGGCCACCGTCATCCTCGACTGGGCGGCAGGCCACGCCCTGGATTTTTTCGTCCGCCAGTTCGGGAGCAGCGCAACGATGTTCGCGAACAGGGCGGGTCCGCTAGCGGAAGTCGGATCATCTCTGATTTCTTCGGTGAACTCACATGGGAAGACAGCATCGTCTTAGCATTCGAGTGTCCTCCCAGCGAACTGGATGAGCTTTACTGGAAGCGAACCTGGGACGACCTTCGTAGAATGACCGGGCTTTTCGTTCGGTACGAAATGGTTAAGTCGTTGTCTGTGACTGAGAGCCTGCTGTTTACAGCCGGCAAGATATTCGGGACGAAGGAAGCAGAGGGCAAAGTATTGTCGAGCGCGTCCGACATGATCTCGTGGGTGAACTCGATCAATGGCTGATGACGTTAAGGTCGACGTTGGTCTAGGTTCCAACGAGGTCGAAGGTGTACTGAAGCGCATGAACGACCTGATGGTCGAGAATGCGCGTCGTGCTGAAGACATCCGCAAGATCATGGAGAATACGGCAGCTCGCGCCCGCGAGCTGCCGGCCCATATTGCGAAGCTGAACACCGAGCTGGAAGCCGCCAAGGCCGCCGGTGCTTCGGACGAAATCAAGAAGATCGAAAGCTTCATCAAGAACAGCGAGCTGAACCAGCGGCTGTTCAATCAGCAGCTCCGCGAGGAGATCACGCTGATCAAGGAGGCCGGGGCCGCGCGGGCCGCCGCCGGCCGCCGGCAGGGCGAGCGCCCGCTCGCCGATGGCCGCACCGTCAATGACGCCCGGGCCTCCGAGGCCGCGCTTCGCGACGCGATCACCGGCATCAACACCACGGCCGATCAGCTCACCGCCCGGCTGAGCATCGCCATGGGCAAGGCGATGGAGCGCCTGCTCACCTCCACCTCCCGGGCCATGGAAGACCAGCTGGCCGCCGCCTCGATGCGCGTCCAGACCCGGGCGGCGACGATGCAGACGCCCGGCATCATCCAGGCGAACGTCGCCGAGGCCGGCATCCGCGCGGCCCGCACGGTCCAGCGTGTCGAGGAGCAGGGCGGCACGCTCGGCGAGCGCGAGGCCTACCGCGCCGAGACCCTGCGCCTGAACAGCGTCCGCCGGAACGCCGAGCGCGAGAACGCGGACTTCGACCGCCAGCGGGCGCTCGCCGACGCGAACCTGCGTGCCGACGCGGCCCTGGAGGATCGCGCCCGCTCGCAGCGCGCGGCCCGGCTGCAGGTCCAGGCCGAGTGGGAGAACCGCCAGTTCGATCGGCAGCGCACCGTGTCCGAGAACGCGATGCGGGCGGCGGCCGACGACGAGAACCGGATGCGGACGCTCGCCGCCAACCGCCTCCGGCGGGAGGCCGATCGCGAGAACAAGGAGCGCGACCTCGCCTACAAGATGGGCCAGGGGTCGATGTACTCCGATGCCAGCTACGAGGACCAGCAGCGGTCCCGGGCGATGTCGCGGCTCCAGACCCAGGCGCAGTGGGAGAACCGTCAGTTCGACCGGCAGCGGTCGATCGACGACGCCTCGATGCGCCGGCAGGCCGAGGACGAGAACCGTGCCCGCACCCTGTCCGCCAACCGCCTCCGGCGCGAGGCCGAGCGGGACAACAAAGAGTTCGACGCCAACTACCGCGCCGGCCAGACCCGAATGCTGGGCAACGCGGGCTACGAGAACCGCCAGTTCGACCTGACCCGCGCGCGGGAGCGCCGGGATGCTGAGCGCGAGAACCGCGAGTTCGACCGCGTTCGGGCGCGCGAGAACCGCGCCGGCCCCGCGCCCCGGATGACCTACGAGGACCGGGCGCGCGAGGGCTTCCAGCAGCAGGACGCCCGGTTCAGCCTCAACGGTGGCGCGGACCAGTTCGCCTTCCAGGCCAAGCTCGCCGCGAACTACGCGATCTTCGGCGCGATCACGGGCGCGATCACGGGCTCGGTCGCCGCGATCAAGGAGTTCGACGACACCCTGATCCGCTTCCAGGCGATCACCCAGACCTCGAACTCGGAGATGGCCGGCTTCCGGAAGAACCTGCTCGGCATCGCCGCCGACAGCCGCTTCTCGGTCAACGAGCTGGCCCAGGTCGCGATCACCCTCGGCCAGACCGGTCTCTCGGGCAGCGACGTCGGCAAGGCCCTGAAGCCGGTCGCCGACCTCGCGGCGGCCTCGGGCTCGACCCTGCAGCAGTCGGTCGAGGCCGTCACGGGTGTGCTCGGGTCCTATGGCCTCGCCGCGTCTCGCGCGGGCGAGGTCTCCGACATCCTCGTCGGCGCCCTGAACCGCACCAAGCTGACGATGGAGCAGCTGCAGCTCGGCATCCAGTACGCGGCCAACATCGCCCGCGACAGCGGCGTCAGCTTCTCCGAGCTGACCGCGACCATCGGCGCGATCTCGCAGGCCGGTGTCCGCTCGGGCTCGACGATCGGCACGGGCGTCCGCCAGCTGATCACCGAGCTGTCGAGCCCCACCGAGAAGCTGCGCGGGGTCCTGAAGGATCTCGGCATCAACCTCGCGGACGTCGACCTGCGCGCCAACGGCCTGTCCGGGGTGCTCAAGAACCTGCAGGCCGCCGGCTTCACCACGGCCGACGCGCTCCGCGCGCTCGACCTGCGCGCGGCAGCCGCCTTCTCGGCCATCGGTGGCCAGGGCGATCTCATCGAGAAGCTGCGCCAGGAGATGCTGCTGTCGTCGGCCGCCGCCGAGGGCGCGGGCAAGGCGAACGAGAGCCTGACCGCCACGATGCAGCGGCTGCAGAACGTCGTCTTCGGCGTCGTCGACACCGCCTTCTCGCCCCTGACCACGGCCCTCCGGCTGTCGACCGATGCGCTCTCCGGCATGGTCGGCGGCCTCAACCAGCTCGGCCCGCTGCTGCCCGCCATCGGCACCGGCCTCGCCGCGATCGTCGGCAGCCTCGCGCTCCTGAAGGTCGGCGCGCTCGCCGTGGGCCTGCTCACCAGCGGCATCGTCGGACCGCTCGCGGGGATCGTCGGTGTCGGGGCCGCCGTGGCCTACCTGGCCTCGCAGTTCATCACCCTGTCCACCGCGATGGGCACCGTGAACAAGCGCCTTGATGAGCTGAAGGGCGTCGAGAACGAGCTGGCCTCGAAGCGCGATGCCGTGATCACGACGACCACGGACATCGACCGGCAGATCGAGGGCCTGATCGCCCGCCGCGACAAGCTGAACGAAGACCCGCTCCAGCTCCAGAACGCGATCATTGAAGCGCAGAAGGGCTTTGGCGCACTCGGACTGTCGATCGACACCACGTCGAAGTCGGCGGACAGTCTTATTGCCGCGTATCAGCGTCTTCGAGCTGAGATGGCCAACAAGCTCCCAGACATTGGTCTACAGGAGATCTTGACGACCCAGCAGAAGCTCGTCGCGTTGCAGGAGAAGCAGCGCCTGTCTGGGCTTGCCAATCAGCCGGATACTCAGTTCGAGGAGATCGACGGCGTCACCGTGTCATCGGCCGTGAAGGACCCGCTCAAGCGCTTCCGCGCGCTTGGCCCGGCTTTCGATCGAGGCATGAACGTCGTCGCCAACCCGAGCCTCATCGACCCGAAGGATGCGCTCGGCAGCACGAGCGCCATCGCGCGCGACATGGTCGAGGCCCAGACCAAGATCTTCGAGGCTCGGCAGGCCGAGATGCTGGGCGGCAACGACCCCGCGAAGATCAAGGCCTTCGATGCCCAGCTCGATCTCGCACGGGCGGCCCTGGAGCGCTTCGGCGCGGCGGCCGGGCTCGCCACCACGATCCAGGCCGAGCAGGCCCGGCTCGATCGCCAGTACAGCGATCAGCGGGTCAACCAGCTGAAGGCCACCCCGGAGGTTCGCGGCTTCCTGACCGGGGCCGAAGACCTGCAGGCCCTGCGGTCCTCGGACCAGCAGGCCGTGCTCGGCGCGAAGGGGCTCGACGGCAAGACCCGCCTCCAGCAGCTGATGGCCAGCCTCCGGGTCACCTCGGATCAGGCCAAGGATCAGCTCGCCAACCTCGCCGACTTCCGCGAGGCCGAGATCGGTCGCCGGATGGAGGAGCCCGGCGCGATCCTGAAGGACGTCACCACCGAGGTCGACGCCGCCCTTTCCCAGGTCAAGGGCAAGCTGGATCAGGTCGCCAAGAACGCGACGACCGAGCTGCGCCAGCTCATCGACAGCATCAAGCCGGAGGCCGTGCTCGTCGGGCAGGCCGAGAAGCGCGCCAACGACGCGGCGATGTCGGCCCTGACGAAGGAGGCCCAGAACACCCGCAACGCCGACGAGCAGGCCGCGATCTCCGAGAAGATCAAGGCCCTGATCCTGCGCAACGCCGCGATCACCAAGGAGATCCTGACCCTCGGCAAGACCGAGGGCGAGGGCGACAGCGCGACGGTGAAGGATCAGGTCGACCAGCTCGATCGCGAGACCGAGGCCCGGCTGGAGAAGCTGGCCGAGGATGCCGCCCAGCGTCGCCGCCGGATCGAGGAGAGCGTCCTGCGCCTGTCGGCGAACGCCGACAAGGTCCGGGAGCAGGAGCTGCGCACCCAGGCCGCGAAGCTGGAGAAGATCGCCAAGGACGTCCAGACCACGCCCGAGAAGGCGCGCGAGCTGGTCGAGCAGATCAACAAGCTGCTCGACGAGGCCAAGGCCATCGCCACCCGCCGGATCGACACCGACATCCAGCGCGAGAAGATGGACGCCCCCTCCGGCGCGATCCCGGACAGCCGGAACGCTCCGGCCGGATCGGTCGCCGCGAAGGTGATCGAGGGCGCCCGCTCGGCCGGCCGCTCCGACATGGTCAACTATCTGCTCAGCCTCGGGCAGCTCGAAAGCTCGATGAACCCCGGTGCCAAGAATGCAAGCGGCGCCAAGGGCCTGTTCCAGTTCATGAACAACGAGTATCCGGGCGGTGTGAATACTTGGGGCAAGTATGGAAAGGGCAGCCCCTTCGAGGTCGAGAACCAGATCCCCGCGATCCTGAAGTTCACGCAGGACAACATCGACTACTTCAAGAACAAGGCCGGTCGTGATCCGACCGACGCCGAGAAGTTCATTCTGCACAACCAGGGCATGGGCGGCGGCCTCGGCCTGATCCAGAACCCGAACTCGCCCGCGCGGAACTTCGTCTCGTCGGCGGCGATCACGCAGAACGGCGGCAGCGCCGGCATGACCGCTGGCCAGTTCACCGACGTGCTCAAGAGCATGTACGCCCAGGCCAACTCGTCGGCTGAGCGGAAGTACACCACGACCGCCGAGAAGCTGCTCGACGACAAGGGCCGCGCTGCCAAGGGCAAGGTCGAGGAGGAGGACGCCGGGGATCGCCGCCGCGCCGGCAGCATCGTCCGGGACAAGGAGGATCAGGCGCTCCTCGCCGGCCTGAAGCTGGCCGACAAGGGCTCGCAGGCCGAGATCCAGGCCGCCCTCGCCAGCCTCGCCCGGGCCAACGAGCCGGCCACCATCACCAAGGCCGTGCAGGCGGCCTCGGCGGCCTACGGCCGGCTGAACACGAACGCCCTGACCGAAGACGACATGGCGAAGAAGACGGCGTCCCGGACGCCGCAGCAGATCGCCTCGGATCGCGAGAGCATCACCGAGCGCTATCGCGAGATGGCCCAGAAGGAGGTCGAGCAGGCGGCCGAGGCCGCCGGCAAGCTGGCCAACAAGCAGGCGGACGAGGAGATCCGCCGGATGGAGGCCCGGCTCAAGGCCTACCGCACCGACAAGAACGAGAACAAGGAAGATCAGGCCGTCATCGACGCGCTCGACCGCGAGCTGACGATCCGGAAGGAGAAGCGCGGGCTGGAGGGCGAGAGCGCCAGCATCCAGGCGCAGATCGCCGTGATCCAGGCCGGCATCGCCGAGAACGAGAAGGCCGGCCTCGGCACCGGGCAGCAGCAGGTCCGCCTGCAGGAGAAGCTGCTGGAGCTGAAGCGCAAGCTCGGGCTGACCGAGGAGCAGGTCGGGCTCAAGAAGACCCTCGACAGCACCGGGCCGAGCTACAGCAACGCGGCCTCGGGCGCGGCCACCGACTTCATGAAAAGCCGGGGCATCCTCGGCGCGGACGGTGCGCTGGTCGACGACACGGTCCAGATGCGCAAGCTCCTGACCCAGGAGCTGACCGTCGTGGGCAACGCCTTCGACAACCTCTGGACCAACCTCGCCTCCGGCTCGATGAAGGCCGGTGCGGCCCTCAAGAAGTTCGCCACCGACATCCTCGGCGGCCTGATGTCGAACCTGTCCAAGAGCATCACCAACGAGCTGTTCTCGGCCATCTTCGGGGCCAAGGGCGGCAGCGGGGGCGGCGGCGGGCTGATCGGCGGGATCATGAG